CTTTTCGAGAGTCTTGCCACGTCCGCGCTTTTGCTCCTCATGGGGCTTCTCCATATTGCCAAGTATCCGACCGGCGCGGGTTTCTTCCTTGGTTGCGTACTCGTATGCCTGAAGCTGGGTACCCTTACGGACCTCTAGATGAATAGTCGGAAATTTCTTCTTCAGTGTAGAGAACCGAATCGGCGTCGCATTCTCGATGTAGCCTTGATAGTGCTCGTACCCGCCTTCACCACGTTCAAGCTGCCCAATCCAGGTGTAGCCGTTAAGCTCCTTGATAAGCTCTTCCTCGCTTACATGCTCAGCGGACAGAGTGAACACCCAACTGCGTGATTTTTTGTCTTTAGATTTTTGTTTACTCAAGAGTTCCTCCAACTCATCGAAGTTTTGCTTACGAGTTCAATTTTATCTGTTTGGGACTTGTCAATACTCAAGCTTGGTCATCCTATAGCTACAGCTACTTAATCGATAAAGGGTAATACTAAGCCCCCTATCCGGCAGAACGGCTTCGCCGCCCCGCCGGATAGGGCTAAAGCGCTTAAAGCCTTTCCCAGACGCCCCTGTAGTCTTCGTAGCTAAGTAGGTCCACTTGAACCGTTTCTGTAGTACGGTCGTAGCGCATGAGGGCGCGTCCAGGGGGGAAAGCGGCTACATCCTCTGCTGCCTCTGTAGCATTCGGGTGGAGCATACGGACAGCATCGGCGTTGTCCACGTTGAAAGTTAATCGCGTCGCGAATTGGGCGCGGATGGAACCATCGACGCTTTGGGTGTCGGCACGCTGCGTTGAAACAACGACCCTGAAACCGACTTTTGCACCTTCAGCGACGAGACGGTTAATGAGGGCTTTTGCCTTAGCGCTGAGTCGTTCCGCAGGCTTATGATCTGAATCGTAATCGTTGAGCTGACGGATAATGCCTGCATACTCATCGAGGACTACGACTATGAGGGGCATACTCTCGCTGAACTCTTCGAACTTGTCCATCTTCTGGGTACGGAGGGTATGGAGTCGACTATCCATGCTGTCTACAAGCTTCTGAAGAAGTTTGTATGTGGTTTCGGGGTTGTAACCGAGGGAGAAACGCTCAGCATTGGTGGCTTCTGCAACAGGGGCGAGAAGTGAAGTTCCAGGGTCGATACCCCAGACCTGCACCGTGTTTTCACCTGCAAGATGCGCCAGAAGTACGCGCAGGAAGTGAGATTTACCGCTCCTCGTCTGCCCCTGAACGATGATGTGTGAAGCATCGACGAGGTTGATGGTTGCTTCTCCTCCACTAGCACAGCGCCCAATCGTTGGGGTATTTGTGGGAGTAGTGATTTCAGCATGGCGGGTTCCAGTCAGAGGGTCTACCAGGTGAAACGTAACAACCTGACTCCCTTTACCCGTCAGCTCATTAGTGACGGTTACAGCATTCTTCCTGTCTTTCTGGCTAACGCAGGTCTCATAAACCTGCTTGCTAGAGATGCCGTTAATAGGGTCTGTTACTACAAGCTGCACGATGTCTTGACCCTCAATCAGCGAAACATTGTACGACTCGAAGTCTGAGGCTTTCACCAGTCCAAGCTGGCGCAGGAATGTGTTGCCTTCTTTACGCGCAGCGACCTTCTTTGCGTACAGGTAATCACCGTAGATGGGCGAGTAAGCGCGAGTTTTAGGAATGAGAAGTACGATGATTCCCGCGGCTACGATGAGCATGCTGAGGGTTTCACCGTATGCCAGCCTGACGCTGATGTAGAGCAGGCTCCAAAGCAAGGTGAATTTCAGGTGCCTGACGAGCGCCATAATGAGCTTCCTACTGGTGCTGGGGTCTGTTTGCTGTGTCTTCATCATTGTTAGTTAGTCCTCTCAGCGGTACGGCGGGTAGCTGCGGAAGGCTCGCTGGTAACGGGAACGAGGCGTTCAGCAGTGATAGTTACGATGGCGCCATTTGCGGAGCTGTATACATTGACGATGGTTAAGCCATCGAGACGGTAAGGTGTGAACCGCTTAATGGGTTGAGGCGTAAACAACGAGATGTATACGTTGTGGAGCCTCCGACCGTCTTCGAGGACTTCGAGTCCAGGTACGCGGTAAGTAGCTTTACCATCAACCAGTTTCGGGGTGCCATTCTTTTCCCTGAGGATGAAGTCGTCGGCAGTGACTGTTTCAAAGGCGACTACCTCGAGTTCCTGTGTTTTTCCGTTCATGATTAGTTTCAAGATTTCCTCCTGATGGGGTGCGAATATTTTCAAGAGGTATATATCAGGAGTGTTCCGGAATCGGATTGACAACAAAACCCCCTAGTGTGACCAATATCACATTAGAGGGTTTGGGGGCAATAAACCATAGAAATTTCCGGGTTTGTTTTTCAATCGGCAGCGTTGGGAAATGACTGTGGCACTCAATAATTCGCGTTAAATGCAGAAAGAGTACCGCAAAATGCGGTACTCTTTCTAATGCTTTGAAAAATCAATACTCAGCCTAACACACTTTTAGGCGGCTGGTCGAGATGGTTACCTCCCAGAATAAAAACGCAAAGCCAGTGTCCTAAAACGACACCTTAGCCACCGTTTGAGGGTGCCTATCATCGCGCGTGAAAGTACAGAGGGTGCTTCTTTAGTCGTAAGGCTAAAGCGCGAAGGAGTGCCGAACCCTACGACCTATTGGCGTGTCCTGATACGAAGCTGATGCAGGACCGGAGACTTTCACACATGCCGCCACTGCGGGAGAGTAATGCCTCTCGCCGGGTTAGTGACCGACGGTGACCGACCGGAGTAATCCACACCACAAACCTGCCTTCTAAAGCTCTTTATGAGCCCTCCAAGGCGGGCGCGCTCCCTCAAGTTCCCTCCCAGAGTAAGCGCGGCTTAGCCGCCGTTACAGCCACGTTAGAAGGTCGGCTTAACATCCGCCACAGTATCAGGTTTCTGAAGTTCAACCATAGTACTGTCTTTACCCATCTCGTAGTAATGACGGATACGGCGCAAGAACGCTTCCCACTGTTCGGGCGAACTTTCTTGTACAGCTGGGTACATTTCCTCAAGTTTCAGGTTCGAGATAATCCAGACCTCGTCATGAGCCGCCCACTTATTGTAAAAGCGTGCAGGAAGCTCCGTCGGATACCCGTCCAGCAGGTTCAGCATCACCTCAATTGGCAGCTGGCTATTGAACTCATCTAGTACCAGAACCTTTTCGCCGCTGTAGTTATCGAACGGGTGCTTGTAGTCTGTAACCCTAAACAACTCGCCAGCATACGTTTCGTGTACATAGCGGGTCTTGCCGACACCAGTCTTACCATATAGGTAATTAACCCTCACATCCCGATACGTGTTCTTACGCGCGGCTGTACGCTGTACGACATTCTCCAGCTCACGCAAGTTCCTATAGTGGGGTATAGCCTCAGGTGAAGTCTGGATGATGTCGTCGACTTTTTCCCCGTTGCGGATACGCTCGTGTAGCTTTTCGAGAGTCTTGCCACGTCCGCGCTTTTGCTCCTCATGGGGCTTCTCCATATTGCCAAGTATCCGACCGGCGCGGG